GGTTGCTTGCTACCCACTTGTCTGACCCATGCCATTCGGGATCGTGGCGGGTCTGCCAGCCTGTTGGGGAGGTCATGAGAAGAACCCCCCTTCCCACAACAACCAGACCTGTAAGCTTGCCGAAAACAGGCTAATCCAGAATGAATAGTTACTGTTGCGAGGCTCGCCGTGCTTCGCAAGACAGACGCCGAGGCTAAGTGCCAGCAAAACCAGCATGGTGATCTGAGGCCAGCCCATCATGCCGCCACCTGTGCGCGAAAGAGGAACGCAAGGCGGTTGTCGCGGTAGGCGTTCCAAGCGGCCCACCGATCACGCATACCGATTGCAGGCAGGCCAGCGGGATAGGTGTGCAAGTAGATGCGGCCTTCCTCAATCGCGTCAAATGCCTGCGCGATGCCGGGGGCAATGCATTCAGCAAGGTCTTCGCTCAGCTTGTCCGCGATGTAGTCTGCCAACATGAGCAGTTCGCGGTCGTCAAGGCGGTCGATCTGGGTAAGGATGGTCATTTTCCTGTCTCCTTTGCTGTTGCACTTGACATACAAGCAGCATTGTATCATTGTCAAGCCACATTCTGCAAAAAGGAAAATTGAATGGACAAGGCAAAAGCAATCGAAGCGTTCGGAACCGTCCGGCACTTGGCCACGGCGGCGGGTGTCACGTATGAAGCTGTCCGCCAATGGCCCGCCATCATTCCCGAACCGCGCGCATCGCAAATCCGCGAAGCTATTCGCGCAAAGATCGGCCAGCTTGAGGAGATGGTGAAGTGATCGAAGCAGTTGAATACGTTGTCCGCCAAGACAGCATCAAAAAATGGGCAGTTTGGATGGTTGAACTTGATGCAAGTTTTTCCCCTGCTCGCTTTGTCACTTCAACGCCGGTATCAAAGCATCGGACTATGAGAGCTGCTGATGCCGCAGCAGAAAAGTTGCGCCAGCGCGATGAAGCTCATATTTCAAAGGTGTTAGCATGACCCTCATAGCCGACAAGCAATGCCGCAACGCCTATCGCACCGGCTTTTGCCTTACCGCCTGCCTTTGGCTTGCGATTGGCGGGATTGCGTGGGGAGTGTGGGGAGTGTGGAGGTAATGGATTATCACACATCGCCTCACGCAATGGCCCGCGTCCTCGTGCAATACATGCGCAGCAACCTGGCTATCCAGCGTGAGATTGAAGCCTCGCTTGGCGTGCGGATGCATGTCTCTGTCATTGCCGAATTGCGTGGCGTCTATGAGCGATCTGCGAACAAATGGCCCCGAGATTTTGAGCGTTCGGTTGTATGGATGGATGAGCGCTTCGAGAAGAACATGGACGCCGCTAACCGCAGTTTCGTCGCGGCGCTATTGAACGCCAAAGCGGCATGACCCGCAAAGCCATCATCGAAAGGAAAGCAGCATGAAACCCCTAACCGACATCGCAGACCGTCTCGACGCCATTGCCAAGGAACTTGACGCGGGGCACCTGATTGACCCCGATGATATCCGCCTAGAGGCAAGGCGGATTAGAATGCAGGTTGAGATGGGGGATGAGGGGTTGTTAGGCTAGGTTTTCCGCTTCCCGGCGAAGTGTCGTTACATCGATGCCAGTCCAGCGTGACCATAGATCAAGCGCCCGGTTGGTATATTCTGACCGGGCGCTTTCGTTCATGGCTCGATTGCTGGTGGAATGATAGCGCTTGAAAACGTCGCCAGACGGCAGAACGATCTTGTCATACATGCCGAACTTGTCGCGGGTTATGTCGTGCAGCTCGGCTTCTGTAAGCGTCATGCCGTGCAGGTCATTGAGGATTGGGCAGACAAGGCTTGCACAAGCCCAATACAGCCCCCTACGGCGTTGATTGGCAGTCCCGCCGCGTATCTCTACCCTGACGCGCCCTTTGATCTCTCGCATAGCTTCCTCGGCCATACGGTTGGCAGGGAATAGGCCGCCAAGGCGCGCCTCAAAGATAAGCGGCGGGTCTTTAGTCATTATCGCGCTTTTGCATTTTCGCGCGAATTTCTGTCTTGCACGGGCTGGCGTTGATAAACGCGCGGATCATATCCTCTTGATCTAATCCGGTATGATCCGTAAATGACCTCCAGAATGAGCGCTCCCCGACTTCATGCTGTCGGGTGTGGCATTCCTTGCACAAGCTGACCGTCCTCCAGTCATCCGGCTTTTGACCCATGCCAGCACCGGAGCCAATGCGGACATGCGCCACCTCTATTGCAACGCCGGAGCCACAAACCGAACAGGCGTGGCTCCGAACAAAGTTGCAGTGCTTTTGAGAACGCCACCGGCTTTCGCGCTTGGGCTTCTTTGCTAGGCGCGGTGGCAGCATATCAAGCCATCCCCAGAGCGTTCATGTAGGTTTCGAGAACCGCCTCAAATTCCTTGCGGTCGTCTGGCTTCATCTTGCGCAGGCGAATGACCGCGCGAAGGATTTTCGCGTCATAGCCGGTCGCCTTGGCCTCTTGGTAAACGTCCTTGATATCATCGCCGATGCCCTTTTTCTCTTCCTCCAAACGCTCGATGCGTTCGATCAAAAGGCGCAGTCTGTCATCGCTCATGGTATTCCCCTTTCGTTGTTAATTTCACACCCGTTAAAACATGGAAGTCATTGAAATAAATGGCAGATCATCGTCCAAATCATCCGCCCCAAACCCGCCTGCATGGCCCTGCGAACCGTCAGGCTCCCGGCGACCGCTACCCTGATTGCCGCTAGCGCCGTCCAGCATGGTAAGAACGCCGCCCATGCCGCCAACGCTAACTTCGGTGGTGTAGCGGTCGTTGCCGCTCTGGTCCTGCCATTTGCGCGTCTTAAGCTGGCCTTCGATATAGACCTTGCTTCCCTTGCGCAGAAAGCGTTCCACAACACCTACAAGCCCATCGGATTGCACGACCACGCTATGCCATTCGGTTCGATCTTTGCGTTCGCCTGTAGCCTTGTCTTTCCAGCTTTCGGACGTAGCGATGCGCAGATTTGCGATGCGCCCGCCATTCTGAAAGGACTTGACTTCAGGGTCGGCCCCAAGGTTGCCGACCAGAATGACTTTGTTTACTGAGCCTGCCATTACACTGCCACCTTTCGTTCGTGGAATTGAACGCCAGGGATATCCCGGCGCGTTGCTTCGTTGCGCGCGTCCTTGTCGGCAAGCGACTGGATAAGCGCGGCAAATTGATCCGGCTCCCTTGCAAGGTAATGCAGGAGCGCTGCCTTGCGGTCGGTAATCTCGGCTTCCCAAAACGTGCGCAGGCCGGTTGACTGGCGATCGATCTTGTTCGCCTGCACTTGCATGGCCTTGGCTTGACTTGCCAGACGTTCGGCTTCCAGCCTTGCTTCCAGATCGTCGCTCTTGAATGCCGCCTGAGCTTCCTTGTGAGCGCGTTCGGCTTCCTCGCGGGCGATACGTGCCGCCTCGTCCTTTGCGCGCTGCTTTTCGGCCCTGTAGGGCGTCAGGGCGCGCTTGATGGCATCGGCTGCAATGTCGCAGCGGTCTAGCAGCGGCTTCCACTTGAGTTGCACTGCCTTGGCTGCGTCGTCATGCGGTTTCTTCTCGGCGGCGCGTTCCTTGTCGGCCTCTTTCTTTGCCTTGCGAAAATCAACTAGCAGGGCGTCTAGCGCGGCCTCTTGCTCGTCATTGGTCGCGTTTCCGATGCCATTGGCGAGTTGAAACAAGTCCTCGATATGCAAGGACCATGCTTCAAACGGCGGGGGTGAATTATGCCCGACGCCAGCCATTAGAATTGCACTTCGCCGGATACGTCACCGAAGCCATCCTGCGGCTTGGGAGCGGCAAGCTTTTCCAGCTTCTTTTGCAGCGCATTGCGCGCCTGATTGAACGCGGCGGCTGGCAATTCCTTTACGCTGGCGATGTTGTAATGGCCGCAAAACGCCTTGGCATCCGCGCCAGTCTTTTCGATCAGGTCGGTAATGATTGCCCACTGGCCATCGTTGATGATGGCAGGCTTTGCGGTTTCGCGCTTGGCACCTGCAACAGCGGCATTGGCGTCGTCATCTTCGGTCGCCAGACCAAAGGCGCATTGCAGACCATAGCGGCGGGCGTAGGTAAGCGCCGATCCGAACGCTTGAGCATCCTTTTTCGTGGCAGGCATGAACAACGTGCCAGCGCTCTTTTCCTCGCCACTGGTATGAATGTAGAACGTTTCGATCATCGCGCCGCCGTCATGGTCATGCGTCTGCTGGCGATACCAAAGGCCGTGTTCGATGATGGGTTCAAGCGCGTCAATGACCGCACCAAGGTCAGCATACTTGCTCTTGAAGTGCGGATTGGCGGCGTTTTTTTTCGCGCCTTCAAGCTTCGGCAGGGCCTTGGCAAGCGCTGCGATAATTCCGGTTTCAGCCATTTGATTATTCTCCGTTGTTCGATCAGACAAGCGCGGGCAAGTTGCCGGTTATCCGTATCATTGCGCGCTGTTCTCCGCGCCGGAACGCATTCCATCCATGCAGAATGGCCTCAATCTTGGGAGCGCGTGTTCTATTAAGCTGCATCAGCTTGTTGCGAACAGCCAGTGCCGGGTCGCCCGCCGAAAGGTTCTCGCCAGTGCATACTTGCCGGAAGTATGCATCTGCCGCATCTTTGTTTATGCGAGCGCACATCATGTAGCAGAATGCTATAGTGCTTGGTGCGCAGAACAGTTTGATTTTCTCCTGCCACCTTTTCCCGATAGTTCGGAATGCGTCGCCAAGCTCTTCTTGGTGCGCATCTATATATTCCAGCGTTGCCGAATGCGTAATTTTTGATGTCTCTATGCCAGAGTTTGTCTCAAATGCTATCGCCAGCCTCGCCATAGCTGCGACGTTGTTTGCATTGGCAATGCCTTTCATGCTGGCGTAGTCGCCCGCGCCCTTGGCCTTGCCTTGATTGGTTGTGGTTCGGGTGTCACGATCAATGCCGAACACGATCATTGCAGGAATGGATATTCCTGAAGAAATGACGGCATGGCACCGATGCTGGCCATCGTTCAATAAGCCCTCGCGTGAAACAACAATCGTTTCGCCGTTGGCCGCCCATCGTCCATGGCGAATGTCGTCGGCGTAGCTATCGACGCGACGCTGCGATACATTGCGGTTGTCAAGATTGCGGGCCAAAAGTTCTGCCGCAAGCTCAGGGGTAAGTTCACACATAACCGCGTGAACGCTGTTAGCCCCAGCATGAACACATTCATTCAGCCAATTTTTGATTTTCGTCATGTCATCTGCTCCGTTGCCAAAGCCATGAATATAGCCTATGGGTTACATAGTCAACCGCAATTACGGGAAAACACATGACCGCCGATGAAATGCGAAAGGCCCTTGGGGACCGCAATCTAAAGGCCGTGGCGCGCGAAACAAAGCTCGGCCACAACACGCTTGTGCGATTCCGCGCAGGTCATACAACGCCACGCATAGGGACGTTGGCAATTCTCGAACGGTATCTGTCGCAGTGATCGTGCTGCCATGGCCTGACGCGCGGCTAAATCCAAATGCCAGGATGCACTTTCGCGCCTTGGCTGCGATCAAGAAAAAGGCCCGCGCCGACGCCTGCATTCTGGCGACCGTGGCAATGTCGCTAAAAGCCAAGCGCGCCATTGCTGCTATTGAGGGGCGCATTCCTATCGAAGTCCGTTTCTATCCGCCTGACAACAGGCATAGGGATGATGACAACATGATAGCCAGCTTCAAGGCTACTCGGGATGGCATTGCCGATGCACTAGGCGTTGATGACCGCAGGTTCCGGCCTGTTTACAAGTTCATGGACCCCGAAAAGCCGGGGCGTGTGGAGGTGGATATATGCTCAAACGATACCTAGCCCGCAAAGCCTTAGAGCGCACAATGCGGCCCGATCCGGGCTATAGGGAAAAGCGCCTTGCCCAATTCAACAAAGAGCGCCGTGAACGGTATTGGGCTAACGTCCGTGCCGCGTTGCATCCGGCGGGCGATTGAAGTATGAAGGGCGGGCGGGAAGAGCATTGTGGGCAACTGTGCTCGATCCCCGCCCTATCAACGGCAAGGAGCTTTGCCAGATGAATGACTGTGATTTACAGGATAACCGCGCTTTGTGCAAGGCTCCACCGCGCAAGTTCCCTTTTCCCGAACATCGCAACATGCATCAAGTGATGCTGGCTGAATATCAGCGCCGGGAGCGAACCCTTAGGTTTCTCACGTTCCCGCAGTGGTGTGAGGTGACTTATGGCTGAGTGCAAGACATGCACAAAGCCGCTTAGCGCTGCGAACAAGATAGGCTATTGCCGCGCCCATGCAGCGCAGGCCATGGCAGGGCCGGAACATGCCGCAAGGGTATCGGCAGGACTTCAACGCAAGTTGGCACAAGACCCGATCTATCGGGAACAGTGCAAAGCCCGCGCACTCAAGAATTGCTCATCCGAAACCCTGCGTAAAGCTGCTAGAGAGGCTTCAAAGCGGTCTGGGGCATGGCGCAAAGCATTAGCCGCTGTAACCCCCGATGATTACAAGCGCGCCGCAGCCCGATCCGCAGAAACAAAGCTGGCATGGTGCCCGCCGGAATTGCGCGATGCTTACCGCGACTTGCTCTATCGCAAGAAGTTCAAGGCGGCAGAGGCTCGCCAGATCATCATGGATCAGCATGAAAAGGACATGGCGGACTTTCGCCGGAAGTTGGGGGCAGAATGAGCCGCTGGTTTCGCTTTTATGCTGAGGCGCTAAACGATCCAAAGGTTCAGCGTCTTGATGGCGACACGTTCAAATTTTGGGTCAACATTCTTTGCCTTGCATCGGAAAATGACGGCAGACTGCCCGATGTCCAAGACATGGCTTTTGCGTTGCGAATGCACGAAAACGGTTGCTTAACGGTCCTCGAACGGTTGCTTAACGGTGGCCTTATCGACCGTGTTAACGGTGGCCCTAGCGGTTGGCACTACGCCCCCCATGGCTGGCAGAAAAGACAATATAAATCAGACGGTTCAACCGATAGAGTGAAACGTTTCAGGCAACGTTCCAAAACCGTTTCAGAAACGCCCCCAGATACAGAAACAGATACAGAAACAGAGGTATTAGAACCTAAAGGTTCTTGTGCATCTTCGAATGCACCGATCCTCAAGCCCGAACATATTGTCGAAGTGTGGAACCAATCCGCTGAAAGCCTTGGCAAGCCTAAGGTTCGCAACCTCACGCCGGAGCGCAGGCAATTGCTGAAAGCGAGGATAGGGCAATACCAGCTAGAGGATTTTCAATCCGTGCTAGGCAAGGTGGGGCGATCCGCATTTCTTCGGGGTGATACCGGATGGCGCGGCTGCACGTTTGATTGGGTTTTCAAGAAGGCGAATTTCCAGAAGATTTTAGAGGGCAACTATGACCAGTAAGAACCCGCTCAATTGGCACGAGGCGCGGCCATCAATCGACATCGATGGCTATTGCGACCAGCTTAACCGGATGCCGTTAACGCAAATGCAGAATGTTGTCTGGGTTGTGATCGAAGAGCCTGATGCAAATGGCGAATTGATAAAGAGGCTTGAAAAGCGCAACCGGGCTTTGCCACCAGTGTGGAAGCCATCAACGCGCGAATTGCAGGCCACGGCTGAGATTGTGGCGCAATTCGTTAGCGACCCAACGATGACGCAGGCCGAGTTCAACCGCTATGCGCAGCGCGGTATCATCACGCAGCGCGTGCAAAAGCGATTGGCTGAAATGGGATGACCTTCCACCCCATCCCCGCTCCAGGCTTCAAGCCAATATCAGGCAAGCGCAATCCCCCTGACGACGGCACGGAATACATGATCCAACTTAGGAACGGATTTTGCGACATGAACAACCGCTATACCGCTCGGCAAATCAACTGGATACATGACGGCTCAAGCGGCGATGTTGTGGCGGTTCGGAAGGTCTAACCCCATCGACGCACGGTGCGGGATGGGGTAAAAGGGGTGAAAGGGGACATGGTGTGGATGCATCTGATCCGGGTCATCATGGAAGGGGTAAGGGGATGAGCGTTTTTGACCCATACGCGGGGGTCGTGTCATTTTCGGCAATCGCCTGTGACACAACACAGATTTATGCCAGTTCAAAGCCTAAAACGCAGTTCCAACTTCGGTTGGAGAGCGAATTGCATCAACGTGTTCGCGCAGAAGCCGAACGGCGTGGGGTGTCTGCAAACAAGGTGTTCAACCAGCTGATTGCCGAAGCCCTAGACAAAAGCGCGCTCGCACGGCGAGTTGATGAAATGGAAAACAACATCATCCGCGCAATTCAGAAGGAGGCAGAGTGATGGCTTGCCACAAGACACAGGAAGGGGTAAATTTCACGCGTGTCTAAGCTTACCGCCAAACGTGAAGCCTTTGCCGTGGCATATGTCGAAACCGGCAATGCGTCGGAAGCCTATCGGCGTTCGTTCAATGCGGAAAAGACGCGGCCTCACGTTGTCCATGTGAAGGCTTCCGAGTTGCTGGCCGATGGTAAGGTAAAGGTAAGGGTTCAAGAACTCCAAGCCCAAGCCGCAGAACGTGCCCTTGTAACCGTCCAGAGCCTCACACAAGAGCTTGAGGAAGCCCGCGCACTAGCACTACAGGAAGGTCAGCCTAGCGCTGCTGTGAGCGCCTCTATGGGCAAGGCGAAGCTGCATGGGTTGCTGACCGATAAGCAGCAGACCGAACATAGCGGCATTGTCGTAACCGAAGTCCGCCGCGTGATCGTTGATGGCAAAGACACTTGAGATCGCAACGCCGCGCTGGCTTATTCCGCTACTAAGCCCAGCCCGATACAAAGGCGCGCATGGTGGCCGAGGAAGCGGAAAGTCACACGCCTTTGCGGAAATGCTTGTTGAGCGTTGCATCATGGGCAAGACAGACGCTGTCTGCATTCGTGAAGTGCAGAAGTCGCTGGCGCAATCGGTCAAGCGCCTTGTCGAAGCCAAGATCGAAGCGCTTGGTGTCGGGCATCTATTCGATATTCAGCAATCCCTTATCAAAGGCCCGCACGGCGGATTGATCATATTCCAGGGGATGCAAAATCACACAGCGGACAGCATTAAGTCGCTTGAAGGCTTCGATATCGCATGGGTTGAGGAAGCCCAGAGCCTAAGCCAGCGCAGCCTGGACTTGTTGCGCCCGACGATCCGCAAGCCCGGTTCGGAGCTTTGGTTTACGTGGAACCCATCGAAGGAAACAGACCCGGTTGACGTGCTGTTGCGTGGCCCGGTTCCCCCGCCTGATAGCGTGGTGGTGCAGGCCAATTTTAGGGACAACCCATGGTTGCCTGACGTGCTGCGCGATGAACTGGAATACGACCGCGACCGCGACCCAGACAAGTTTGCGCATATCTGGCTTGGCGAATATCAGCGCAACAGCGAAGCCCGCGTGTTTCGTAACTGGCGCGTTGACGAGTTCGAAGCGCCCAATGGTGTCACGTTCAGGATGGGCGCGGACTTTGGCTTTAGCATCGATCCCAGCGTGCTTGTGCGGTGCTATATCGAAGGCCGGAACCTCTACATCGATCACGAAGCGTGGCAGATAGGCTGCGAGATTGACCGGATGCCCGATCTGTTCATGACCGTGCCGGAGGCTGAGGATTGGCCCATGGTGGCGGATAGCAGCCGACCGGAAACGATTAGCTACCTGCGCAATCATGGCTTCCCCAAGATACTGCCAGCGGTAAAGGGCGCGCGTTCGGTTGAGGAAGGTGTCGAGTTCCTAAAGAGCTTCGACATCATCGTGCATCCGCGTTGCCAGCACGTGATTGACGAATTGACGCTGTATAGCTTTGAGGTTGATCCGCAGACGCAGCTTGTGCTGCCCAAGCTTGCTGACAAGAACAATCACTGCATTGACGCGCTGCGATATGCCTGCGAGGGCGTGCGGCGTGCTGCGAAGGCCAAGAAGCCAGTCGAAGCCGCCCCCCTTTCCATGACTAGCAGATGGTGATAAGGTTTGCGGGGAAAGGGGAACCGCAATGCAGTGCAAGGACATACCTGAGCAGCCGGTGATTGACTTCCTCGCTACCCTTTCGGGGCTAGGCGGAACATGGTTTGAGGGTTATCCGAACAGCGTGCAGAATGCCATGCCATCGGGCGTCCCGGAGAAATTAGCCCGCGCCAAGATGGCAAGCATGATCCGTAAGGGGTTGGTTCTTGGCTGCGCTTGCGGTTGCCGGGGCGACTTCACGGCAGCAACCTTGCCACCCGCCTAGCACCGTGTTAAACACAAGCGCCCATCGTCGCGATGACAGACGGGCCAGAGGTGTAGATGGCGCGACTTTCCAAATCCGAGCGTGAAGCCAAACTGCTAGACGAAGCCAAGGCGCAGTTTGATGTCACGCAGTCAGCCAATCGCGACGAGCGTCGTCAATGCGTCGAAGATCGTCGCTTCTACAGCATCGCTGGCGCGCAGTGGGAAGGGCCGCTTGGGGAGCAGTTTGAGAACAAGCCCAAACTGGAGAACAACAAGGTTCACCAGGGCGTTCTGCGCATCATCAACGAATACCGCAACAACCGCATCACTGTGGATTTCGTCGCCAAGGACGGCACCGAGGATGATCTGGCTGACGTGTGCGACGGCCTTTACCGTGCCGATGAACAGGACAGTTGCGCCGAGGAAGCATACGACAACGCATTTGAGGAAGCGGCTGGCGGTGGCTTTGGTGCATGGCGTCTGCGGACCTGCTACGAAAACGAAGACGACGACGAAGACGAGCGCCAGCGTATCCGCATTGAGCCGATCTATGACGCGGACACTTCCGTCTATTTCGACGTAAACGCCAAGCGGCAGGACAAGTCGGACGCGAAACATGCGTTTGTGGTTTACTCCATGACCCGCGATGCGTTCAAGGAAGCGTTCAACGAAGACCCGGCGACATGGCCGAAGGACGTTAACACCGAACAGTTTGACTGGAATACGCCAGACGTCACCTATCTGGCTGAGTATTACCGTGTCGAGGAAGTGCGTGAGACTGTCCGCACGTTCTCCGACCCGGAAGGCAATGCGGTCAAATACACCGACGACGACCTGGAGGACATGGGCGAAAAGCTCCTGCCCGAGAGCGAAAGCGAGAGCGACCAATCCGCCATTGAGGCGGCTCTGGCCGATCTGGAACGGAAGGGGGTGATCGAGGTCAAGGCGCGCAAGGTCAAGCGCCGCAAGGTCCGCAAGTATATCCTTTGCGGGGCGCGCGTGCTTGAAGATTGCGGCTATATCGCGGGCAAGCATATTCCCATCGTGCCAGCCTACGGCAAGCGGTGGTTCGTCGATAACATCGAGCGGTGCATGGGCGCTGTCCGCTTGGCGAAAGACCCGCAGCGCATCTACAATATGATGGTGTCGAAGCTGGCAGAAATTGCCGCGCTGTCGCCTATCCGCAAGCCGATTTTTCTGTCTGAGCAAGTCGCCGGGTTGCAACAGGAATGGGCGGACGCGAACCTCAAGAATTACCCCTTCCTTCGCGTCAACTCGATTGAAGGCGCTGATGGTTCGCCCCAGCCGATGGGGCCGCTGTCCTATGTCGAGCCGCCTGACGTTCCGCAGGCATTGGCGGCGCTGATTGCGCAGACGTCAAACGATATGAATGAAATCCTTGGCATGAACCAAGGCGCGGAACAGATGGTCTCGAACATCTCCGGCAAGGCTGTCGAGATGATCCAGCAGCGCCTGGACATGCAGACCTATATCTTCATGTCCAACTTCGCCAAGGCCATGCGTCGTTGCGGTGAGATTTGGCTGTCGATGGCGAAAGAGATTTACGTCGAAGACGACCGCAAGATGAAGTCCATTGGCGAACAGGGCGACGTATCGACGGTTGTTCTTGCCAAGCCTGTCATTGGCGAGGACGGATCGCTTGAGGTCAAGAACGACTTGACCAAGGCAGACTTTGACGTTGCCGTGGATGTCGGGCCTTCGTTTACCAGCCGCCGCGATGCCATGGTTCGAATGCTGACGGGCCTGTTGCAGATGGCGAACGACCCGCAGGACGCGAAGGTCATTACGTCGCTTATCCTGATGAACGCAGAAGGCGAGGGCCTTGGCGACGTAAACCGATTCTACCGCAAGCAGCTTGTCCAGATGGGCGTGATTGAGCCTAACGAGGAAGAGCGGGCCGCAATGCAGGCGGCGGCTGAACAAGTGCAGCCCGATCCGCAGGCTGAATACCTTGCGGCGGCGGCCGCAAAGGAAGCGGCGCTTGCTGAAAAGGCCGGTGCTGACACGCAAAAGACGCTGGCCGAGGTCGATAAGACGCAGGCACAGACGGCAGAGATCATGGCCGGATTGGGCCGTGAAGCGGGCGCGATGCCTGAATAAAGGGGATGGTTATGGACGAAGACGAAGTCATTGACCCGGTAGTAACACCGGAGATCGAAGCCACAACGCCGGAAGCGGTGTCACCCGAACCGGAGCCGGAAGGCGAGATCGTCATTCAGATTGGCGACGAAGAACCGGAGCCGGAACCGGAGCAAGCGCCGGAATGGGTGCGCAATCTTCGCCGTGAAAACCGCGAGTTGCAGAAGCGGCTGAAGGAGATCGAAGCCGCCAAGGCGCAAGAGGAAGTCCCTGCACTTCCCGCTAAGCCCAAGCTTGATGACTTCGACTATGACACCGAGGCATTCGAGACGGCGCTAGAGAATTGGTATGAAACCAAGCGCACGGTTGAAGCCAAGGAAGCCGAAGCCCGTCAAGCCGCCGAACAAGCGCAGCAATCATGGCAGGCCAAGGTTGCGTCCTACCAGGAAGCCAAGGCCAAGGTTCCGTTTGCCGACTTCGACGATGCCGAGGCGTTCGTGCAGGACACGTTCGACGCCACGCAACAGGGCTTGCTTATCAAGGTGGCCAAGGACGCGCCAACGCTGATCTACGCGCTTGGCAAGAACCCCAAGGCCGCTGCAAACCTTACTGGCATCAAGGACTATGCCGAGTTCGTTGCCGAAGCTGTCAGACTGGAAATGAACGTGAAGACAACCCGCAAGCCTGCAACGTCGCCTGAGAAGACCGTTACCGTGCCGACTGGCCTTGGCGTGACGGCGGCTGACAACACGCTTGAGCGGTTGCGTGAGGAAGCGGCAAAGACCGGCGACTTCTCGAAAGTCATGGCTTACAAGCGGCAGATGCGGGCCTAGTTGCACCGCCCCATAAACCATGTTACACCTATGCCGCGCCGGGGTGTCCTCCACCCGTCCAAGTGACCCCGGCGCAGCCTTCGCGCGGCTCTAAATGCGCAGTCCTGATGGTTGCCGCCTGACCTGAATAGGCGAGTTCTGAACCGGGCCACACGGCCTATTTCCGTTCTCGCCATGACAGGAGACAACCCATGGCTAACAACTTCTCGAAGGAAGAGCGCGTAGCGTTCGAGCAGATTCTCGAAGGCTTCAACGACGCTCTCGTCATTTCCCGCAATGTCGCCAAGTTCGGCACCGATGGCCAGCTCATGGAGCGCGCCAACGACACCATCTGGCGTCCAATGCCCTACATTCTGAATTCGCAGAATCGCACCGTCGGTTCGGCTGTGACCCCGCAGGATGTGACCCAGCTTTCCGTGCCGTCGCGTCTGACGGAAAAGAAGAACGTCTCGTGGAACATGAACGCTCTTGAGCTTCGTGACGCGCTTCAGGAAGGCCGTCTTGGCACCGCCGCTTACCAGCGCCTCGCTTCGGACATCAATACCAAGGTCCGCGATGTCGTCTCGCTTCAGGGCACGCTTGTCGTTCCGATCACTGGCGCGGCTGGCGATTACGACGATATCGCGCTTGCCGAAAGCATGATGAACGAACAGGGCATCATGGAAGGCGACCGCTACCTTGCGCTGACCACGCGCGACTATAACGGCCTTGCTGGCAATCTGGCTGGACGCCAGACCATGACCGGCAAGCCGACGACCGCTTACGAGCGTTCGTATGTCGGCATGGTCGCTGGCTTCGAAACCTACAAGATCGATGCTGGCAAGCGCATTACGGCGGCTGCAGGTGGTGGTTCGATCACCATTGCGACCAACGGCGCGCAGGTCCGTTACGTTCCCGACAACGTGGACGCCAACGGCAACAACGTCGATAACCGCTATCAGACTGTCACTGTTTCGAGCACCACCAACGTTGTTGCGGGCGACTGCTTCACGATTGCTGGCATTGAAGCCGTGCATATGATCACCAAGGAAAGCACGGGGCAGCTTCGCACGTTCCGTGTCATCTCGGTTGACAGCGGCACGACCATGACGATCAGCCCGCCGATCATCGGCGCAAACTCGTCTCCGACCGCTGCCGAAACGGCCTACAAGAACGTCAACGTTGCATCGACCAGTGCAACGGCGGCAATCAACTGGCTTAACGACAACGCAGCCGGTGCGAACCCGTTCTGGTATAAGGACAGCGTGGAACTGCTTCCGGGCCGTTATGCTGTTCCTGACGGTCAGGGCGTGGACATCATGCGCGGCACGACCGATCAGGGTCTTGAGGTGGTCATGGGCAAGAAGTTCGATAACTCGACCTTTACCAGCCTTTACACTCTCGACGTTCTCTATGGCGTGGTGAATACCAATCCGCAGATGAACGGCATCATTCTCTTCGGACAGCCGTAAGGTTGGGCGGGGCTGCGTTATCCCCTTTTCGCAGCCCCGTTTTTTCAGGAATTAGCCATGGCGAAGAAGCCGACTAAAGCTGCTGCCAAGATCGCGAAGGTCATGGGCGAATACAAGCGCGGCACGCTTCACGCTGGCGTCAATCCCAAGGGGGCAAAGAAGGCTCCCAAGGCCAAGAGCCGTAAGCAGGCAATCGCCATCGCTCTAAGTGAGGCAGGAAAGGGGAAAAAGAAATGACCGACTTCCCGACCATGGTTTACCGCACGCCGGGACCGCATCGCGCAAGCGGCGGAGGGACGTTCGATTACATGGGTGTTGATGACGCGGCGGCGTTCAAGGCTGCATTGGCTGATGGCTGGCGTCAGACCATTACGGAAGCCGTTGCAGGCGAAGCGGCAAGTGCTATCCTCTCCGAAGTGAAGGAAGCGCAAGAGGCCGTTGACGATGTATCGCCTGCCACCCGCGACGAATTGGAACAGAAGGCCCGCGAATTGGGCGTGTCGTTTAACAAGCGCACTTCGGATGAAATTCTATCCCAGCGTATCGCGGAGAGGCTGTAATGGGTTACACCCGCCAGGACTTCATCAACGGGGCGCTTGAGGAAATCGGCCTCGCGTCCATTGCGTATGATGCGACGGCGGATGAACTTGTTGGTGCCATGCGCCGCTTGAATGCCATGATGGCAGAGTGGAACGCGCGCGGCATTCGTATCGGCTATCCGATCCCATCGGGGCCTAACTCGGGTGCGCTTACGGATGAAACCAGCGTGCCTGATAGCGCGTGGGAAGCGGTGGTGATGAACCTCGCCATTCGCATTGCACCAAGCTACGGCAAGCAGGTGCTTCCGGCAACCATGACCGGCGCAAAGCGGGCGTTCAACGCGCTGCTTAACCTGCACTCGGCTCCGGCTGAAATGCAGCTACCCACCATGCCAGCGGGCGCGGGCAACAAGCCTTGGCGTTGGGATGACGCTTACACGCTTGGCCCGAATGACCGCCTGACAACCGGCGATGACGGCCTTCTGGAGTTTTGACGATGGCAACAATCAATCAGCTTTCGGCAGTGGATGCGGTGGTCGCGTCGGATCAGGTGCCGCTCTATTCGTCGTCGCAGGGTGACGCGCGCAAGGCATCCTTCACGACGATTGTCGAGTTTTTGGCATCGGCATTTACGTCGCTTTCGGTCCTGTCCTACGTCAAGACCACGCCTGTAACGGTGGCGAACCTGCCTGCCGTTGCTACTGCCGGTTCGGGCGCAAGGGCGTTTGTGTCGGATGCCACGGCAACGACTTTCGCGTCTATCGTGGCGGGCGGCGGTGCAAATTCGGTTCCGGTTTATTGTGACGGAACCAACTGGAGGATTGGCTAATGGATACGCGCCCCTTTTCCCCGTCATGGGGTTCAACGACGTCTGTGACCAACGCAATCAGCGCCACGGCGGCGGTTGTGCTGCCCAAGGATCGTGATTGCGTTGTGCTGACGAATACCAGCGCTACGGCGCGCGTGCATGTCTACGTGACGCCATATCTGGACGAGAGCACGGTTCCGACCGGCACGGCTCCCACCACTTCGACGGGCTTGCCGATCCTGCCGGGACAGCAAATCCGCATTTACGTTGGACCGGGCTTGAAGGTCATCCGCACGATTGCGACGGCGGCGGACGGCTTCCTATTCATCACGCCGGGTTCCGGCATCTAACGTGGTGCAAATCCCGATCCTCTCGGGCATTTATTGCGACACTGACCCGGCATTGCGCACGTCTATGCCGGTCAATCGCGTGCCAGTGCCAAAGGACAGCGGTGTTTCGCAGGGCTATTTGCGTCCCGCTGATGGCGTTGTGCAGTGGGCAACGGTTACAGGCGCTTGCCGGGGCATGATCGTCTGGAATGGCGTGCTCTATGCCGTCAACGGGTCAAATCTTTGCAGCCTGTCGTCAACTGGCGTGGAAACAATCCTTGGCGACGTTGGCACGGATGGCCAGCCTGTCTCTCTGGACTATGGCTTTGATGATCTAGCGATTGCCAGCAATGGCGACTTGTTCGTTTACAACCCCACGGACGGGCTGCGCCAGAATACCGACCCGGACCTTGGCACGGTTAATGACGTGCTTTGGGTTGACGGCTATTTCATGACCACGGACGGCGAGTTCTTGGTGGTGACGGAGCTTGGCAATCCCTTGGCTGTCAACCCGCTCAAGTATGGCAGTTCGGAAGCCGACCCGGACCCGATTGTGGGCATCCTGAAACTGCGCAATGAGGTTGCGGCGCTTAACCGCAACACAATCGAGTTTTTCGACAACATCGGCGGCGACCTGTTCCCGTTCCAACGCATCGAAGGTGCGCAGATCGAAAAGGGGTGCATCGGCAAGGACGCGTGCTGCATCTACATGGAAGCCATCGCCTTTGTCGGTAACGGCTTCAATGAGCAAGTCTCGGTCTATATCGGCAACAACGGCAATGCGCTGAAAATCAGCACGCATGAAGTTGATACGCTTCTGGAAAGCTATACCGAAACCGAGCTTGCCGCGTCCATTCTGGAAACCCGCAACGAAGGAAGCCACAACTTCCTTTACTTGCACCTGCCTGACCGCACGCTTGTCTATGATGCGGGGGCAAGCGCTACGCTGCAACAGCCGGTATGGTTCACGCTTGTGACCACGCTTGACGGCTTTGAGCAATACCGTGCGCGGCATTTCGTCTATGCCTATAACCAGTGGCTTTGCGCCGATCCGCAGGCCGCGCGATTGGGCTATCTGACCCGCACGCTGTCAACCCATTGGGGCGCAAAGGTGCGGTGGGAGTTTGGCACGATCATCTTCTACAATGACGGCGCGGGGGCAATCGTCAACCGCCTGGAGTTGTTCGGGCTGACGGGTTCGGTGCCTTTGGGCGTCAATCCGGTGATGTCGTCGTCTTACAGTATTGACGGGCTGGCATGGTCCAGCGACCGCACAATCAGCGCAGGGACGCAGGGGCAGACTGCCAAGCGCCTTGTGTGGATGAGGCAGGGCCATATGCGTGACCGGCGCATACAGCGCTTTCAGGGCACGTCAGACGCACATGTCTCGATTGCGCGGCTAGAGGCGGCATTGGAGCCGCTGGCATGGTAGATCGTCTACGCCTTTCCCGCGCCCAGCTTGCCAAGATTATCGGCAATGACCCGGAAGCCATCAAGCAGTTCGAGCGGCTGTTTCAGCAAGCCGATACGCAGGAAACCGGCATTGACGAAGTCGCCATTACGGCGGGGCTTGCCGATGGCAAAGCGAACCAGGCGCTAGACCAATTGCAGCGCATTGCCGATGCGTTGGAAGTGCTGGCGCTTGCACCTGCCCCTGTTGTTCCGTCTCCGATCGATGATCTATCCCCGCCACCGCCTGCGAACAATTCGGTGGTGACGGATTACATTGACCTGCCTGAAAACGGCCCGCACGTGACCCGCGAACGCCGGGTGCAATGGAATGCCGATGATGGGACTATGGACGTTGGCCTTTATGGCGGTTCGGTCCTGCAAGTCGGGCAAGAACTGCATTACTACGCCAAGAATACCAGTGGCGCGACGATCACCAATGGCTCGCCGGTTATCGTGACCGGAACGCTTGGCGCGTCTGGCAAGTTGACCATTTCCCCGGCCTTGGGGGATGGCAGTGTTGCGCAGCGCTATTTCATCGGCGCGGCAACGCAGGACATTGCAAACAACGCCTTTGGCTATGTGACGTCGTTCGGCTTGCTGCGCAGCTTCAATACGTCTGCCTTTCTTGATGGTGACTTGCTTTATGTCAGCCCGACCACGCCGGGTGCATGGACTAAGACATTGCCATCCGCGCCAAACTGGAAACAGCCGCAAGCCATCGTTGTCCATGCTGCGGTCAATGGCAGCATCTTCATGCGGGCATCGCCTGAGCACGCTTTGAGCGAGTTGCAGGGTGTCACCCTGTCCTCTCCTGCAAGCGGGCAGCTTCTCGCTTACAATGGCACTGTATGGGTCAATACGGGCGTTGTGACGGCAGACCTTACGAACAACACCGGGCGGCTTGTCGATAGCTCGGTGAACCTGACAAACGGCGCGGGTGCTAATGTCGGGACACTGACCAACTCTCCTGTAACCGGCAATCCGACCAAGTGGGTTCCAATCGACGACAACGGGACAACCCGTTACATTCCAGCGTGGTGATCTATGACGACGACCATTAAACCGCTTATCCCTGCCAAGCAGGCCGAAAACAGCCAGACGACGCAATACACCGCGCCAACCGGAACGCGTGCGATCATCGACAAGTTTACCGTGACCAATACCACGGCAAGCAACGTGACGTTTTCATGCAACATCGTTTCGGCGGCGGGCACGGCTTCGGATAGCAACCTGATTATCGACACGCGGGCCATTGCGGCGGGCGAGTGCTACACCTGTCCTGAGCTTGTCGGGCAGATCATCGAACCGGGCGGCTTCATTTCGACGCTGGCAGGCACGGCCTCTGCTCTGACGATCCGTGCAAGCGGGCGTGAGGTGACTTGACGTAATTTCAGCCTTGCTATAACAAAGGCGTCGGAACAGCCGACCAAAGCATTCCACAGAACCCGGCCCTCAGTGGTCGGGTTTTGTTTTGTCTATTTCCGCACTTTCCGCACCACCTGCGCCGCACCTTGAAAAGTGCGGGATACTTGCATCAGGCATATGCCCATGCTAATCTAGCGCCACTGAGTATCCGGCCAGCCAGTGGGCCACCTGTAGAGGTGACGGATACTTGGCAACGCAGCCCGACATTGCAGGAACCGAAAACGGGGCATTTCTTGTCCTCGGTTTGCCGCGTTCCCGCACTGCATGGCTTTCGCGCTTCCTGACGTATGGCGACCACATTTGCGGTCATGAGGAATTGCGGCATTGCCGGTCGATTGATGACGTAAGTTCATGGCTTTCACAGCCTAATACTGGCAGCGCTGAAACGGCGGCTTCCCCTTTCTGGCGTTTACTTCTACGTCTTGCGCCTGATGTGCGGGTGGTAGTGGTTCGCCGTCCCGTTGCCGATGTTGTCGAAAGCCTCGCTGCATTTGGCTTTGACCGTGCTGTCATGGAACCGATGATGCGTCGGCTTGATGCGAAGCTGAGTCAGATCGTGAAGCGCGTGCCGAATGTGCTTGAAGTCACGTTTGACAACCTGAACGACGAAGCCACTTGCAAGACGGTGTTTGAGCATTGCTTGCCTTATTCTTTCGACAAGGCGCATTGGGCGCGTCTCTCGCGTGAGAATGTTCAGTGCGATATGCGCGCGCTTGTTCGCTATGCCGCTGCGTTCCGTCCGCAACTGGACAAGCTGATTGCCATGGCGCGGCATATGGAATTGAAAGAGCTTACCACGCGCAGGCCTGTAGAGCCGCAGGGCGTGACGTTCCAGACCGAGGATTGCGCAACGTGGCGGCGCGACGGAAGGCGCTTGTTTGAGGACCATTGCTTTACGGTTGGGGAAGACCCGAACGAATGGGAGCGCAAGAATTGGCCATTGTTCGAACGCCTTGAAGATGTCGGTGCAATGCAGATCACCACAGCGCGCAGCAATGGGCGCATGTTCGGTTATCTTATGACGCTTATCACGCCGTCGCTTGGTTCGACTAAGGTAATGAGCGCCACGCATACGACGTTCTACGCGGACCCCGGCTTTCCGGGCCTTGGCATGAAATTGCAGCGGGAAGCGCTTGCGCGTTTGAGGGCGCGCGGTGTGGACGAGGTTGTTTGGGAAGCGGGAAAGCGAGGTTCGGGGCCTCGCCTTGGCGCAATGTATCGGCGTCTAGGCGCTGTAGAGCATGGCGAGACATATCGCCTGCAATTGACGGAACATTGATATGGGATTGGTAGCGGCAGCAGGCATTACGGCAGCGGGTGCGATTGGCGGGGGTCTTATCGCGGCAGGCGGCGCGAAGTCTGCGGCAAAATCACAAGCGCAATCCAATGCACAAGCCATCGCAGAGCAACAGCGTCAATTTGACCGTGTGCAGCAGTTGCTTTCGCCTTATGTGCAGGCGGGCAACTCGGGGCTGTCCAATCTCCTGGCGCTTACTGGCGCGGCACCAGTGCAAACCAACTGGCAAGCCTATGCGCAGAGCAATCCGGCGCTTATGCAGGCGTTTCAGGCGCAACAGGGCACGCCTCGCACAATCAACTTCAATGGCCAGCAGATCACCATCCCCGGCATGGGCGGCGGGACGCAAGACCTTGCGACCTTTGCGCAGCAGTGGCAGCAACAGAACGATCCGAACGCCAACCTGTCGCAATTCCAGACCGGCGGTGCGGCTGCGCAGCGTCAGGCCATTGCGGGCATCGAAAGTTCGCCATTGTTCCAGTCGCTCTTGCAACAGGGCGAACAGGGTATCTTGCAGAACGCCAGCGCGACGGGCGGGCTTCGCGGCGGCAATGTGCAGGGCGCTTTGGCGCAATTCCGACCCGCCATGCTTAATCAGCAAATCCAGCAGCAGCTTGCCAACTTCTCGGGACTTGCCAGCCTTGGGCAGAACGCAGCGGCTGGGGTCGGTAACGCTGGCATTCAGACGGGCGCGAATGTATCCAGCCTCTTGCAGGACACCGGGCAGGCGCGGGCTTATGGCGCGCTAGGCAGCGCCAATGCATTAGGAAGTACCGTGGCAAGCCTTGGCAACATCCTTGGCGACGCGCTTGGTAGAAGTGGCGGTGGAGGAAGTGGCGGTAGAGGAAGTCTAACCTCCGTCCTGAATACTGGCTCGGGATTTTTTCCCGGCGCTCCGACATCGATCAGCAGCGGCCCCGTTGACCTTGGTGCCGGTGTGGTGAGGTTCTAATGGCCGTCAACCCCCTCCCCTTCCTTGCGAACATGCCCGATCCGGGGCAGGCGTTCTTGCAGGCGTTCAATCAGGCGCGTGCGCAGCGTGACCAGAAGATTGCGCAAGAGACGCGGCAACAGCAATATGCGCAGTGGGTGCAGCGCCTGCAACAGGACCGTTCGCCCGAGACGATGTCGCAGTTCATGCTGCAATTTCCAGAAATGGCCGACACGATCAAAAAGGCATTTGAGCCGCTGGACGAAGCCAACAAGCAATCACGCCTTGGCTACACGACGCAGGTCTATTCGGCGCTTGAACGTGGCGATACCGACACGGCAAAGTCTGTCGCGCAAGACCTTTTGAATGCTGCGAAGAACACGCCGGGACAGGAGCAATTCGCCAAGGAATTGGAGTTCGGTCTTGAGCTGATGGATACTAATCCGGAACAGCTAAAAGTCGGGCTGGCTAATGCCATCTTCACGCTCGATCCTGAGCGCTACAAGACGCTTTACAAGCGCGAAAAAGAACAACCCTACGTTGTGGTCCCTGGCGTCGGCCTGTTCCTTCGTAGGGACGTTGACGCGGCTGTAGCCGCTGGCGAACGCGGTGGCGTGTCCAATCCCGGAGTTCGCCCTAAGGTTCCGCAAGCGGCGATTGACGATTTGCGCAAGAACCCCGGCACAGCAGCGCAGTTTGATGAGGTGTTCGGCCCCGGCGCTGCGGCGGCGGCGCTTGGTGCATCGGGCACGCCAGCGCCTGCGACCGGCGCAAACGGTATGCCTGCCAAGCTGACGCCGGAACAATACCGCGTGACAGTGCAGGCTTTGGGGCAGGCCAAGACTGACGACTGGATGCGCCGTAACAATATCACAGTGAGCGGGCAGTAATGGCACAAGAGAACCCTTACGCGAAGTATCGGGAACAGTCGCAGCCAGTTCCGGTTTCGCAGATCAAGCCGATTATCGCGGCCCCGGTTGATCCTTATAGGGACACGCAAGAGGCGCGCGCACAATCTGCCGAGGCTCGGGCGCAGGCCGATCAAGTAATGCAGATGGAGAAGTTTCAGCGCGAAACGGACCCCGCTGCAATTGCGGCAAAGGCTGCTGCCGAGGCAGTGGGCAAGGCACAAGGTGAGGCGCAAGGCGGTAAGGTCAAGCAATCCGAAGGCGCAAAGAACCTTTTGCTTGCCGCTGGCGTTGACCCGACAAGTGGTTTTGACCGCGTTGCCGACCTTATCCGAGGCTCCACTAGCGGAACCTTGGAAAGCGCAGGGGCGTCCGTCTATGGTGGCGTGTCCGGCAAGGCGACGCCAGGTATGGAAAATATCTCCCGTCTGAGAACTATCGTTTCCGACATGACGCTTCAGTTGACCGGCGGATCATTGGGCACTGGCGTGTCTAATGCTGACGTTACGTTTCTGAAAGAGCGCGTCGGCAACCTTGCGGACCCTAGCGTGCCAGCAAATGAGCGCCTTGCGGCATGGCAAGAGGTTAAGGCGCGTCTGGCCAATCTTGGCGGCATTCAAATTGCACCCGAGGCCCCACGCGGCGTGGCGGGCGAAGGTGAACGCTTTATGTCTGACGAGGACAAGGCGTTGCAGGCTGAATTGCAGGGGGCATTTGATCGTGGGGCAACCGAAGCAGAGCTTAACGCAATCTCTGCCAAGTATGGCCGTCCTGCACTGCAAGGGCTTCGGGAAGCGATCAAAGCGCGGGACAGTGGCGTCAAGGGCATCAAGGCAACTGTAGACCCTACTGGCGTAGGACAGGATCAAGCGGGCGCTGGCACGGCATACGCTACCGGTGCAGCCAATGCGCTGACCGCCGGGATGCTTGATGAACTTGGCGGTGTGATGGGCCTTGATCCCACACAGATTGAAGCAGGTAAGCGCTATCTGGCTGAGAAGGAAGGTCTTGCTTACGGCCTTGGTGAGATAACTGGTGGCGCAATGGCCATGCTGCCTGTTGCAAGGGGTGCGCAGATTGCAGGGCTTGGCGCTCGCGCGCCTCTTGCGGCTGATGTTGCCTATGGCGGTGCGTTTGGCGCTGGCGAACAGAATGATAATCGTCTGGCTGGCGCGTTGGTTGGTGGCACTATTTCAGGCGGAACCGGTGCGCTGGCCCGTCGCGTCATGGGTGCGATGGGCGGTCAAGCCGCGCCTGATGATCTTTCGCGCGTTGCCCAAGCTGAGAATGCTGGCATTCGCACGTTGACCAGTGACATTGCCCCGCCTGAAACATTCATGGGCCGCACCGCACAGCAGATCGGCGAACGTATCCCGCTTGTCGGGACCGGGCCTGTCCGCGCGGCACAACAGCAGGAACGTATTGCCGCCGTGCAAGAATTGCTTGGCGACTATGGCGCGGGCGCAGAGGGTGTAATTGACAAGGTTGCACGCTCCCTTGGTCGGGCAAGGTCTGCCGAATTGACTAAGTTTACCACGATGAAAAACGAGGTAACATCTTCGCTTGCAGGCGCGGGCGAGGTTCCTGTTCCTAATGCGACAAGGGCGATTGATGACGCCATCGCCAGACTGCGGGGAATTGATGAGGCAAGCTATCGTCCCGTGATTGAACGTCTCCAGAGCCAGCGTGACAACATCGCAGGCGGCAAGACGATTGACCAGCTTGAGGGCGTCCGTAAAATCTTGGGCGAAATGTTTGATGATCCAAACCTTGCCAGCATTCGCGGCGATGGACAGAAAGCCGTCAATTCGATTTATGGCCCGCTAGCGGAAGACATCAAGACCTTTATCAAGGAGCGTGGCGGACAGGCTGCTGCTAACAAGTGGGGTGTTGCAAACAAGCGCCTGTCTGAAATGGCGGGCGAACTAAAAAGCAACACGCTCAAGTCTGTGCTGCGTCAGTCCGACGTTACGCCTGAGACTGTGGAGCGTATGCTTTTCAGCACAAAGCCTAGCGAGGTTCGCGCACTTTATCGCAATCTTCCTGATGACGGCAAGGCTGCGGCACGGTCCGCTATTGTGGACCGCATGTTCCGCGACATGAAGGTTCCTATAGAAGATGTAAGCCCCGACCAGTTCGTCAACCGCGTGCGAGACCGGGCTAATTCTATTGGGGTGTTTTTCACTGGCGAAGAAGCTCAGCGCCTCAATGGATTGATACGCGCCCTCAAACTGACAAGCCGCGCTGGCAAGGCTGGCGTTGTAACAGACACCGGGCAGCAGGCCGTTCCGTTTGGCCTGTTTTCCGCGCTTACGGGTGGTGCTGGCTTGGCACTTGGGGGCGCTGCAACTGGCGGGACGGTGGCTGCAACGTCTGTTGCTGGCGGTCTTGGCCTTGGTGCTATGGCGCGCATCATCGAAAGCGCCCCGGTTCGTAATGCCGTCATGCGTATGCGTGGTAGTAAGGTTGGAACGCCGGAAGAAGCTAAGGCTGCACAGGCCGTCCGCGCAGCCATCACTACGGCGCTAAATACACAATACCAGTCTAGCGCCAAGCCTGACATGGAACGTCCTGCCCCTTCGTTTGAGGTGCCCCGCTAATGTCCACAGTCAACAACCCCTTCCCGTATTTCCCGGATGCCGGAACGAACGGGTATATCTATATCGGTTCGGTAAACCAGAACGCGCAGACCAATCCGATTGTCGCCTATCGTGACGCGGATCTTACCGCGCCATGGTCGCAACCTATCCGCACGGTTGACGGGTATCCGGCATATCAGGGCGCAAAGGCTGGCATCTTTCTGGCTGTCAGCGAGTTCTCGATTACGGTGAAGGATAGCGCTGGCGTCACTGTCATCAACGACACGGCTGCGCAGCGGTTCCTGAATTACGACGACCTGACTTCGGCAACGTCGATCATCGTGACCGCACGCGATGAGGCGGTGCAAGCGGCGGCGGAAGCGGACGCCGATGCCAACGCAGCGCAGACGGCGCTTAATGGCGTCACAGCGGCAACCGCGTTCGTGACCGGATATTACCCCGGCGCGCGCTCCTATGTCCCCCAAGGCGCTGTTGTGGGTGCTGCTACGGTAAGCGGTGCGGGCACCGGCGGCACCAACGGAACCTTTGCGCTGGCGTGGTCGGGTGGCAACTTTGGCGTCAATCCTACCGGCACGTTTACCGTTTCTGGTGGCGTGGTCACGTCTATCACGATCACCGGGCCGGGTATCTATGTCGGCAATGCCATCAGCAAGCCGACCATGGTATTCACCGCGTCTGCGGGCCTGACGAGTGCAACAGGCTCATTCAATACCACCTATCTCAAGACGGCGGGCGAATACTACCTTACCGACCACGCGACCGACGCGGGCAAGGTGTCGCTGTTCCAGAACCAGGCCAACGCAGCCGTTGAAATAGACGCCTCGTTTGATCCGTTCAGCGTTGGCGCTGCCACCAATGCCGTCGGTGCCGTGTTGCAGCTTGTCGAGTTCGCATTGCAGCCTGACGCGGGGCTTGAGGAAGGTGCATGGTATGGCAAATTCTTTGTGCCGACCAATACCGAATACACGCTCATTCGCTACTGGATTTACATGGGAACCGGCACTTGTGACATCTCGGTAAATCTCGACGATGAAAACTACGGCGGGCCTTTCGCTGCCACCACGGCCAGCAATAGCGATGTGATTTCAATCACCGCCACGGCAGGCCAGCGCATCTCGTTCCAGATCGAAAACATCACCGGAACGCCACTTGCCATCGCAATCCAGCTTGAAGGACTGCCCGCATGATTTTGTATCTCGGCATCGCAACCGCAAACGCGCCCTATGCCCCGCCCAGCTATCCGACCGACTTCCGGGATGACTTCGAAAGCAACCCCGGCAACGTCAACGGACGCACGGGTTGGACGGTGCAGACCCGCACATCATTCGGTTCGCAAATCAACGCCTTTACGGTCGGCAGTGGCGTCATGGGCGGCACAACCGGCACTGCGGCTTATGCGTGGAACCAAGTGGACGATCCGAACACGGCACGCGTGACGCGTATCATCGGCGCGGACATGCCCAAGCTTTCGGCGGCGGCGGGTTCGCTTACCAGCCATATCTCGCTCGACACCGGCACGCCGTCGATGTTCCAGTTCAATCACACGTGGCTGACGGTTTCGGGCGTCGATACCGGGCGCGTCACTCTGGCGCACTTCAAGAACACCACCGTCGGCACTACCGTTGTGCAGTTCACGAACCTGCGAATGCTGGCGGGCGATGCATGGTCGGAAGTGTGGGCAACAGGAGTTGTGACGCCTTACCTCAATGGCCGTCAGTGCTGGCCTGCGGTTGACCTGTCCTCGCATGTCGGCCCCATCGGAACAGGCGTGCCGCTTGTCGGGCGTTTCGGCACTATCGGCAACATCGGCGCTGCGACCTATCAGGATTATTGGTCTGCTTCGGGCGATGACGGATGGTTCGTGCCTTACATGCCGAACCGCATTGTTCGCCGGAACAGCAACGGCGGCGGCGATTGGTATATCCCGATCAGCTACAGCGGCATCCTTGGGCGCGTGGATTATCAGATCCGCAACGCAGCCGATAATACCGTGCGTGTGGCATGGACGCAGGCAACTGTGACCAGCGACACTATTCAGTTCTCGACCAACTCGACGCAGACGCCAACGGCAGGCACGCATTACGTTGAGTTCCGCCGTTCCATCGGCAGCGGAAACTATGTCTATGCGCGCGGGCCGGTGCAAACCATCGGCTATGTCGTGTTGCAGTCGGGGCAGTCGGTTGGCGTTCATGCGTCAAACCAGACCAGCACTACGGCAATCGCCATTGCGACCACTTGCTGGCGTATCGACGCGACCACCACAATCAGCGACTCCACGCAGCGCCGCC